TTGTCCTATTTTATTAATGGTAGTCATATTCATTTGAAGATAATTTTCATCTCCAGAATCAATCTTGTTTAAATCTTCTTTTTGTCTTACTTCATTAATACTCATCCATCCGTTTGTTATTGCAGTTTTATAATAGTCTGCTCTATCTTTTACGTTTCCTCTGAGTAATCCGTTTACATTGAACTTAATATATTCTCTTCCAATGTTATTTCTTCTGAATAATTTTAGACTCATCTCTAATTCTATCTTTGATATATAAGGCATTAAAGAATAAGAAACAAATTCTTGAGATTGCATTTCTATATTATTGAAAGAACTTGCAGATAAATCTTTTAATAAATGTGGAGGAAGTCCAAAAATACGTGCAACTTCTTGGATTGAGAATTGTCTTGATGCTAAAAATTGAGCTTGATCTGGAGTTACGGATATGCTTTTGTACTTTAATCCCTCTTCTAACACTGCCGTTTGGTTACTACCATTTAAAGTTCCATAATTTTTATTAAAGCTATTCCTTAATCTATCTATGGCCTGTTCTGACAGTGCTCTATCTGATTCCAATATCCCCGACAATTTTCCTCCATTACGAAAAAATGTGCTTGAATAGGTCTGCACATCCATACCCCATCCAATTGCATTTTTACATTGTTCAATTGGAGAAAGTCCTGTTATTCCATCTGGTCCTGTAATCATTTTAAAATGAAGTATATTTTCAGAGTCATGAGTTTCCCCAGATTTATCATCTGAATAATATAATTTATTATCTAATGTATATGTTTCTACATCTCCATAGTTTAATGGTAACAATTCTAAAACTCTTCCGTTTCTATTTCTTACAATTTGAACATAGGAGTTTCCATCTGATAGCATATCCATAATAATCTTTTCATAAAAAGTTATTTTGTTTTGATATGTATTTGGTTGATATTTAACTAAAAAAGAAAGATCAGAATTTACTTCAACATTATCTCCATTATTTTCTCTTCTAAAAACTCCAACAGGTAAAGTTGAAATACTTTCAGAAAGTAATCTCATTGCAGCCCAAACAGCTGAAAAAGTTAAAGCAGTTTCTGGAGAAACTTGAGTTGATGGACCAAAAGGTAAGCTGTAGTTTATGCTTCTTTGTTCTTTTTTCTGAGTAGTTGAAAAGATGTTTTGGATTGATTGCAGTATTCCCACTATATAATTTTTTGCAATTATACTACTATCTTGTCCTTTTTTTGTGTAACATTGTTTCCTTTATTTTTCTATCTCTACAAACTCTAAAAGAATTATAGTCAGAATATTTTCTTTTTCCAAATAGTTCAATATGATTTTGTTCTACTGCCTCATAAGCTCCTTTTAAAGTCTTATGTTCTTTGGCTTTATCCCAGAACTCTCTCACAAATCCATCTGCTGAATAAATATATATCATAACATTAACAAACCTCTATCATCATAAATTGAACTATGTCCTCCCTCAGTCATGTAAGATCCAAGAGCCATAACTAAAGCAACTATTCCATCGATTTTTTCGGTCGATTTTTTCTTGCTTGGTTTTATATTTCCTGCAGCGTCCTCTTCCATTACAGTATTTGCAATCATCCATTTTAAAACTGGATTGTTATCATGTATAATTTCTTTTCCTAAAATTAAAGCTTCTAATTGTTTTGATGGTGCACTCATACTAACGAATCCCTGCCCGAAGGGCTCCATTGGTACATTTTCGTTTTGAAGGTCGATCACCATAGAACTTGCGTTCCAACGATCATAACAAATAGATTGAATCAAATATTCTTTTCCTAAGTCTAATATCTTTTGTTTTATAAAATTGTAATCACATACATCTCCCGAAGTTGCAATAATATGGTTATCTCTTATCCAAGTTACATAATCTACTTTATCTCTTTCACTTCTTTTCTTTGCATTCTCTTCTGGAATAAAAAAGTATGGAACTATAATAAATTTTTCATCTTCTTTAAATAATAAAACAAGTGCAGAAATATCCCTCGTACTGGCAAGATCCAATCCAACATAACATTCTTTATTCTTTAATTTTTGTAAATCAACCTCTCCTTGACAAAGTTCCCATTCTTTTGCACCTATCCAAGCTGTTTCAGAATCAGTCCAGATGTTTAACATTAATCTCTTGAAAGTATTTTGATAAGATGGAACATCAACAGCCCTTTGAGATTCTCTCTTCATATATTCTTTCCGTAAACTTATTCCATAATTTGGATTTGCTTTTTTCCATACCTCTTCATCAGTAATATCATCATCCAAATCAGCTTCATATATTGCAGAATAAAAACTTGAATCTTCTATTAGTTTATTTTGAACTTGTTTTGCATAGTTATAAACTTCCCATCCTATTGAGTTTTTATTATATCCAGCAGTTGTTATGCTAATAAAAAGAGGCTCAATTCTAGCTCCCGTGGATGTTAAAAGAGTATCATATAAATCCCTATTTGGCTGCACATGCAATTCATCCATGATAACACAACCAGCCGAATATCCATGTTTGGTTTTTGAATCAGAAGAAATAGCTTGAAAAAAATTACCTTTACTTTCGTTTGTAATTGAGTTTCTAAACACTTTTGCTCTTGATGAAAGTTCTTTGTTTTGTATTACCATATTAGAAACTATTGAAAATAAAATATTTGCTTGACCTCTATCTCCAGCTGCAGCGTACAATTCATTTCCTCTTTCTTTTTCAGAAAACAAAACATAACAAATTATTGAAGCTGCTAAAGTTGTTTTCCCGTTCTTCCGTGGCAATTGTATAAGAGCCGTTCTATATTTCCTCAATCCATTCTCTTGTTTCCAACCAAATAAATCTCCAATTATTTTCTTTTGCCAATCTTCCAAAAGTAAAGGCTTCCCAGCTAACTCTCCTTTTGTGTGTGTACAAAAAGTTTCAATAAATCCAATTGCCTTTGAAGCGGCTTCTTTGTCAAAATAAAAATTAGTCAAAATAAAGTTGTTTGTTGTTTGGTTTCTCTAATTCTTTTTTCTGCAATATTAAAATATTTATCATCTTTCTCAATACCAATAAAATTTCTTTTTGTATTTTCACAAGCAACTCCAGTGCTACCAGATCCCATTGTAAAATCTAAAACTGTTTCGTTTTCCTTTGTATAAGTTTTTATAAGGTACTCCATTAAAGCAACAGGTTTTTGTGTTGGGTGTATTGTTTTAGAATTGTGAACACCCGATATGTTTATGTAGTTTTTAGGATAGCTTAATTTATAATTGTAATCATTCGCCATTCCGTTTTTAGCAGTAGAAAAAACTCCATCTTTTCTTTCACGACCTTTTATATATTTTTCAGTTTTTAATATTTTTCTTTGTGAGTTTTTTGGTTTACTTTCCATTATTGGATTGTATATTGGTGTATTTTTTGCAAAAACAATAATATTTTCAATACACCTTAAAGGTTGTTTTTTTGCCAACATTGGATTAGATATTTTATTTTTATTCCAAGTCCAATCATACTTATAGTTTTTTATATTACTCATTCTTAAAGCAGAACTAAATGGTTCACTACCAAACAAAACAATTGCTCCATTAGGTTTTATAGTCCTGTTTAATTGTTTCCACATTAAATCAAAATCAATTACACTATCCCATTTACAAGCAGTCGTTCCGTATGGAGGATCTGTTATTATTGCATCAACACTCTTGTCTGGTATTGTTTTCATTACTTCTAAACAGTCGCCTTTATATAGGTTAATCAAAATAATTATTTATCTGAGTATTGTTAGTAGTAACTGGAGCCGCAATTGAAGCTCTAGCAACTGGAGTTAATCCAAATTGAGCAGCCAATTTAAGACTGTTATTTAATGCATCATTTTTCATTTTAACTAAAGGAGATGCTTGACGTCTTAAAACTATTCCCTCTGATGATTGAAACTCATCTATTCTGTTTTCTTTTCTGAGCTTCATTTCACATTCTAAGTAAAGAGAAATCTCATTAGCATAAGCTTCCACTAATTTTAAATCAACTGAGTACAACATTTCCAAATTAAAAAGCTGAGTTGTAACCTTTTTAAATTCTTTCTTTCCAATTTCAGATAACCATTCAGGAACTTCTGGTAATTGAGAAACTTGATCTACTACCATTTCATTTTCAATGGTCCGACTTTTCTCAAGAGTTCCCTGCATCTCCTTTATTTTTGTTGGCGTTTTCTTTCTTCCTTTACCCATTCTTATCATTTTCAGCTTTGAAACTTGTTCCAAAACCCTCATATTTAGTAGTATCTTTCATGTATTTCCCACATTTACAAAGAGCCTCTTTTACTCTTAAAATTTTTTTTTCAAAAACAAAAGTTTGTTTCAAAATATTTTTTTCGCACTTACATTTTTTACATTTAAATTTAGCCATTTTTAGTTGGTTTTAGTTTGAACTTAAACTGATATAACAGTAAAGCTGTAATTTTACGTGTAACAACAGTAAAG